CGCTTCGACTATATTGGGAGGGTCACTATCCGTGAAAGTTGCGAAGTGCTTACGGTTTCCTTAAGTCTATTGGCCCGATTGTCATGTTACATGGCTTTCAGGCCGAGAGATGAGGGGACTCTGTTACTTCTCAGGGCGAAGTGCGACCAGTATGCAAGAGCGCTGGGCTTACCGCACGAGCTGCTATGTCAGGTCTTGCCTGGCACTGTCGCGGTGGGGATGATGGTTCAGGCAGCTGAACTTGATTCTCTGTCAGTCCTAGGGGAAGTAGGCCAGGATATCCTGGCTTTAAGCGAAGCGGCTGGATCGGGGGCAGTCGTTAAGTGGGTGGACAGGAGCATACAAGCGCTGGGTTTGGTTGCATTGACGTGCCTGGCGTTTGTTGTTCGACAGCTATTGAGCCAAAGGTCAAGAGTTGTGGCGAGACCTGTCTGGTGGCGTGGCCCTGTGCGCCATGTCATTTCATGGAATAGGATTTGGGAGGGAAAGAGCCCCTTCTTTACGACCATGGAAACCGGGCGGGTGTTCGCTGTAACAGGCCCAGTAGTAGCCGATGTGAGCGCTGTCTTAGCTTGCATCGTCCTCCTGTCTAGTGCCAGTGCAGCCATTTTGTACTGGCGCCACGGATCTCTGTCCCGGCCTAAGCGCCAAGTTTTTGCGGGTAGACAGTAGGGATGCCTTGGGGAAGCTGGGGTTGGGGTGTGCGTCGGGGTGGTTCCCGGCGCAGACCAGGCCAGATCGTTTGGCTACCAACTGCGGTTACCGGAAGTACCTAAGGATTGTTCTAGCTGTCGACCTGCGAAACGTAGGATGTACTGGTGTCATTTGCCAGTAACGGAGGGTGTCTGGGCTCCCGCTGTGCACGCTAACTGCGTGCACAACGAGGTCGCCGCCCTACTAAAAAGAACTTTAGGTGTGAAACCGGAACCCCGGTCTGGTCCTGACAGTTTATACGCGGAGAAAGAGTGGGCTAAACTCCGTTCTTTCGCCCGTCGTTGTCAGATCGAGCGGCACACACTAAAGCGGGTTGCGATGTCCTATTCCGGTAGGCTTCGCCGTCGCTATTTACAAGCACTGGAGAGTCTCGAGCGTGAGGAGAGGTTGAGCAAGACCGACAAAAAGCTCAAGCCCTTCTTAAAAGCGGAGAAGTTTAATCCTCTCGCTAAGTCTTCG